GCAGATGCACCAGAGGATCCAGAACGTGGGCAAGTCCATCGAGATGCAAGAACAGCGCCGCAAGGACTACGAGGCCGAGATCAAGGCTTATCAGGCCGAAACCCAGCGCATCACGGCCACACAGGCTGGCATGAACGAGCAGCAGATTCAAGACATCGCAATGGGTGTCGTGGCCGCTGCAATGGAGTCCAACGGCCAGTTGAACGGCATCCCTGAGATGCCAGAACAACAGATGGACATTGGCATGGAAGGCATGCCGCCCATGATGGAGCAACAGCCCATGATGCCACCGCAAGAAGGGATGCCACAATGACCGCCGCACAGTTGATGGGTCTGCTGTTTTTGGGTCGCAATGTGGCTCATTCAGTGCATCTGAACACCCGCAGCTACAGCAAGCATGTGGCCTTGAACACGTTCTACGACGAGATCATTGACCGCGCAGATGCGTTTGCCGAAGCCTACCAAGGCCGGCACGGCCTGATCGGCCCGATTGCCATCCCTGCGGCCAAGAAGACGACCAACATCATTGAGTTCTTGCAAGACCAACTTGCTGAGATCGAAAAAGGCCGCTATACTGTTTGCGAGAAGACCGACTCTTCGTTGCAACAACTCATTGACAACATTGTGGAGTTGTACCTGACAACGCTCTACAAACTGCGCTTCTTGGCGTAAGGAGCCAACCAGCCATGCCTAATTGTGCAGTCATTGACAACGCCACAAACGAGCAGGTCAACTGGATCGTTGCCGAGCCAACCGATGTGGCTCCAGATGGTTGCCGCCTTGTTGAGATCCCAGACGGCTATTTCTGGGATGGTCAATCGGTATCCCCAATTCCCGGCGAGGTCGTAAATGGCGGTTAAAACAGTATTTATCACCTCCGGGACGACCTACACAATCCCATCTGACTTTGTCAGTCTCGTTTCTGTTGAGGCCATTGCTGGCGGTGGCGGCAGTAAACGTCTTAACGGGGCTGGCGGCTCAGGCGCGGGCGCGTATTCCAAATCGACTTCAGTAATTGGGCTGGCCGCAAGCGGCACGGCGTATGTGTCTATTGGTGCTGGCGGCGCTGCCGGTGCAACCGCAGGTAACGGTGGCGACACATGGTTTAACGCCGCATCCAACGCCGCGCCAACCCTGACCTCGCAAGGCGCTCTTGCCAAAGGCGGCACTGCCGCAACCACTACCACAGGCGGCGCTGGCGGCGCTTCTGCATCTGGCGTGGGTGACACCAAGTATTCCGGCGGAGCTGGCGGCAACGGTACCGCAAGTGGTGGTAAGGGTGGCGGTGGCGGTGCTGGTGGTCCAGGCGGCATTGGCGGTACAGGCGGCACTGGTGGGTCAGGAAGCAGTGGCGGCGGTGGTGGCTCTGGAGCAACGGCATCTGTAGCGGGCACAAACGGCGATGCTGGCACATCAAGTCTCACCCTCGGTGCAAACGGTGGTGCTTCTACAGGTCAAACTGCCGGTACAGGCGCAAACACTACCGGCCCTGTTGCAGCAACTTCTGGTTCTAATGGTGGAGGTGCTGGCGGCGGCGCTGGTGCAAACGCTGGCATTTCACTTGGCGGCACTGGTAGCGCAGGGTCGTATTGGACTGCAACCGCAGGCGGCACGGCTGGCTCTGGTGGTGGCGGTGGTGGCTCTGCCGCTGGCGCAGCAGCAGCGGTTGGCGGTGCTGGTGGAGCTTATGGAGGCGGCGCTGGTGGTAGCGGCGCAAGCTCTGTTACTGCCGCTTCTGGTGGTAACGGCATTATTGTGTTCACCTACGACACAACGGCTCCAGTTACTTCGTCTGACACTTCATTGATTAAACTTCGGTCATTTACCGAAAGAAGGGGATTCTAAATGGCTATGAACATCAAAGCGGTAACCACTTGCCTCGGTTACCAGCAAATCACCGATCTCAGCTCGGCTGTTGGCTTGACCGTGCCCACACTGGCACCCGATGGCTCAAACCAAAAGCCCACCTTTGCGCTGATTATTTGCGAAACCCAAGGCGTGCGCTGGCGTGATGACGGCACCAACCCGACCGCCTCGGTCGGCATGCCTTTGGCGGCCGGCGTCCCCTTGCAATACGATGGCGATTTGAACAAAATCAAATTTATTCAGCAGTCGTCCAGCGCCAAACTGAACATCAGCTACTACTGCTAACTTGACATGCGCCGTCTTAGCGCATAATCTAAGAACTGTACCGGCCCAGTAGACCGGGGAATCTTAGGATTCATCAATGACTGAAGAAGTCCAAGCCTTAGCGGAAGTTGACTCCGCGCCTGCGCCAGAAGTGACGGCCACTTCTGAGACTGCTGTAACCGCGCCGGAAGTCGCTGAAAATCAACCCGAGACGGTCGAGGAGAAGAAATACTCTCAGGCTGAAATCGACGCGATGATCGGCAAACGCCTCGCAAGAGAGCAACGTAAGTGGGAACGAGAGCAAGCGCAACGGGCTGCGGAAACGCAGATCGTGAAAGCTGCACCAACGGCATCTGTTGACCAGTTTGAAAGCCCTGAAGCCTATGCGGAAGCACTGGCATATCAGAAGGCCGAAGAACTGATCGCCAAGCGTGAAGCCGCCAAGCAGCAGTCGCAAGTCCTCGAAAGCTATCAAGAGCGCGAAGAAGCGGCTCGGGACAAGTATGACGATTTTGAACAAGTCGCCTACAACCCCAAGTTGCCGATCACGACCGTGATGGCCGAAACGATCCAGTCTTCGGAGATTGGCCCCGAGTTGGCTTACTACCTCGGCTCCAACCCCAAAGATGCAGATCGCATCTCACGCATGTCGCCACTCGCACAGGCGAAGGAGATCGGGAAGATCGAAGCCAAATTGGCCGCTGAACCTCCCGTGAAACGAACCACATCAGCGCCTGCGCCGATTTCACCTGTTACTGCACGCTCCACTGGAGTTGGCACCTATGACACAACGGATCCCCGGTCTATCAAGGCCATGACGGATTCGCAGTGGATTGAGGCCGAACGTGCAAGGCAGATGAAGAAGCTGCAAGCAATGCAAAACCGCTAATTTTTTAAGAGGACTCTCATGTCTAACAGCATTCTGACCATTGACATGATCACCCGCAAATCGCTGGAGATCTTGGAAAACAACCTCGTGTTGACCCGTAACGTGAACCGCCAGTACGACGACAGCTTCGCTGTTGAAGGTGCAAAGATCGGTTCGACCCTGCGTATCCGTTTGCCCGACCGCGCTCTGGTGACCGACGGTGCCGCCCTGCAAGTGCAGGACGACAACGAACAGTACACCACCCTGACCGTGGCCAGCCAAAAGCATATCGGCGTGAACTTCACTTCTGCCGAACTGACCATGCAATTGGACGACTTCGCAGAGCGTGTGTTGAAGCCTCGTATCAGCCAATTGGCATCGAGCATCGACGCAGACGTGGCCAACGCCTACAAAGCCATCGGCAACTCGGTTGGCACTCCCGGCACCACCCCCGCCACTTCTTTGGTGCTGTTGCAAGCCCAGCAGAAGCTGAACGAGAACGCCGCCGTGATGTCTCCCCGCTACGCCACCGTCAACCCTGCCGCCAACGCTGGCCTGGTTGAAGGCATGAAGGGCTTGTTCAACCCCACCGACACCATCAGCAAGCAGTTCAAGAACGGCATGATGGGCACTGGCGTGCTGGGCTTTGACGAGATCAACATGTCTCAGTCGATCAAGCAGCACACCACCGGTTCGCGCACTGCCACCGGCGGCACGACCTCGGCTGCTGTGACCAGCGAAGGCGCGACCTCCATCTCCATCACTGGTGCTGGTGCAAACGCTACCGTCAACATCGGCGATGTGTTCACTGTGGCTGACTGCTACGCCGTGAACCCACAGACCCGTGAATCCACCGGTTCGCTGTTCCAGTTCGTGGCTACCGCCGCTGTGACCCTGAACGGTTCCGGCGCTGGTTCCATCACTGTGGCTCCGATGTACTCTGCCAACAACGCTCTGGCTACTGTGGACGTGTTGCCACAGACCAGCAAGGCTGTCGTGTTCGTGGGTGCGGCTTCCACTCAGTACGCCCAGAACCTGGTGTACCACAAGGATGCCATCACCTTCGCCACCGCCGACCTGTTGCTGCCTCAAGGCGTTGACATGGCCAGCCGAGCTGTCCACAACGGCATCAGCCTGCGTGTTGTTCGTCAGTACGACATCAACAACGACCGCATGCCTTGCCGTATCGACGTTCTGTATGGCTACAGCACGATCCGTCCTCAAATGGGCGTTCGCCTCTGGGGCTAATTTGATGCCCCTTCGGGGGCTTCATTTCGCAAACTCTCTTTTTTAAGGAAATTATCATGGCTCTCCCAAATGGTGCTGGTGGTTACCAGATCGGCGACGGCAACGTCGGTGAAGCACAACTGTTCGTTCAAGGCGCTCCGACTGCCCTGACCGCTGGCGCAACTGCAACTGCGGCTCAACTGTCCAACGGCCTGTTCACTTTCAACGGCACCGCAGGCAACCTCCAGTTGCCCACCGTGGCCGATCTGGAAGCGGACATTTCGTCGGCCAGCAAGGTCAACTCTGCGTTTGACTTCTACATCGTCAACACTGACGCCGCAGATGCCATTACGCTGACTGTTGGCACCGGCTGGACGATTGTGGGTGCCGCTGCTGTGGCTCTGTCCACTTCGGCTCACTTCCGCGCCCGCAAAACCGGCGATGGCACTTGGACTGCTTACCGCATTTCCTAAACCCTAAAGCCCCTTCGGGGGCTTTTTTAAGGAATCATCATGGCAAATACCAAACCGATCGGCGTTGCGTACACCGACCAGGACATCATTGGTGCTGACAACATTCTGTCTAGCGGCGCTCTGGGTTACACCACGGACGCCCAAGGCACTGTGACGCAAGCCACCAGTAAGTCCACGGCAGTGACTCTGAACAAGTCCGCTGGCCAAATCACAATGAACAATGCGTCTTTGGCAAGTGTGACCAACGTTACCTTCACGTTGAACAACTCGCTGATTTCGACCAACGACATCGTGATTTTGAACGTGGCGGCAGGTGCTACTGCTGGCGCGTACAACTGCTGGGTTTCCGGCTTGAGCGCTGGCTCTGTCAGCATCACGCTTCGCAACATTTCTGGCGGTTCGCTGTCAGAGGCCGTTGTGATCAACTTTGCGCTGATTCACAATCTGTAAACCCAAACGGAAAGCCCCCCTAACCGGGGGCTTTTTAACCTATGGTCATCTACCTCAAACACCCTGTTCACGGTGCCAAAGTCGCCACAATGGACGCCGAAGCAGAATCCGATGAACAAAACGGCTGGGTGCGCTACAATCCAGACACGCCTTCGGTTCCCGAAGAAGCGGCCAACACGCTCGTTGTGAAGCGCAAGTACACGCGCAAAGTGGAAGCTGAATCTGAAGGGGTCTGAACATGTCGTCTGCCATCTACGCAATTGTCAACAATGTCACTTGTGACATGTATGTTGGCTCTGCTGTGGCGGTTAATCGGCGATGGTCGGCGCACCGCCGAGCCTTAATTAGGCAGTGTCATTACAACACTCGACTTCAGCGGGCGTATGATAAATATGGCGCAAATGCGTTTGATTGGGAGATTGTTCAGTTTGTTGATAACAAGACTGAATTGATTGCGCGTGAGCAGTTTTGGATGAACTTTTTTAAGCCTGTGTATAACGGGCGTCCAGTTGCAAATTCCCCGCTTGGTACAAAAGCCTCCGCTGAAACTCGTGCAAAAATGAGCGTATCAGCTAAAAAACGCGGTTTTACTGAAGAACACAAGCAAAACATTTCAAAAGCTAAAAAAGGCATTTGCACAATATCGGAAGAACAGAAAAAGCAATTGTCTGTGTTAAATACCGGTAAAATTTTATCTGCTGAGACACGTGCCAAAATTAGCGTCACTAGCACCGGGCGCTATCATACGGATGAAGCAAAACAAAAAATTTCCGCATCCAATAAAGCCCGATGGGCTGCAAGAAAGGGGCTTTAAATGTCAGGCACTTTTACAGCGGGTGACCAAATTAACCGGGCATTCCGGTTGCTTGGCATTCTTGCCGAAGGTGAGACGCCATCGGCATCCATGTCCCAAGACGCCTTGATGGCGCTCAATCAAATGATTGAATCGTGGAACACCGAACGGCTGTCGGTGTTCGTGACCCAAGATCAGGTCTTCACCTGGCCTGCCGGGTTTATCAGCCGCACCCTTGGCCCATCTGGCGATTTTGTTGGCTTGCGTCCCATTCTGATGGACGATGCCACCTACTATGTCGCCCCCAACGGCGTGTCATACGGCATCAAGTTCATCAACCAACAGCAGTACGATGGCATTGCCGTCAAGACTGTCACGTCCACTTACCCGCAGGTCTGCTGGGTCAACATGGGCTACCCTGACATCACGCTGACGGTGTACCCCAAGCCCACACAAGACTTGGTGTGGCACATGATTTCGGTTGAAGAACTGAACCAGCCAGCGTTGCTGTCCACCACGCTGTACTACCCGCCAGGCTACCTGCGGGCGTTCACCTACAACTTGGCGATGGAGATCGCGCCCGAGTTTGGCGTCGAGCCAAGCCCGCAGGTGCAACGCATCGCCATGACCAGCAAGCGCGATCTGAAGCGCATCAACAACCCCGACGATGTGATGGCACTGCCATACGCTCTGGTGGCCAACCGCCAGCGCTTCAACATCTACGCCGGTAACTACTGATGAAGTCGCCGATCCTTGGGTCAGCATACGTTGCCCGCAGCGTCAATGCTGCGGACAACCGCATGGTTAACCTGTTCCCCGAAATCGTGCCGGAGGCAGGCAAAGAGCCTGCTTACTTGCAACGCGCCCCCGGCTTGCGCTTGCTGGTCACCGTGGGCACCGGCCCAATCCGGGGCGTCAACTCGTTTAACGGCAACCTGTATGTTGTCTCGGGTGAGCAGTTGTTCAAACTGGATACCACCTACACCGCCACGTTGCTCGGCAATGTCTCGGGCACGTCTGAGCCAGTGTCGATGGCCAACAACGGCAACCAGTTGTTCGTGGCTTGCAACGGCCCCAGCTATGTCTACAACTCCACGACAGATGTCCTTGCTCAGATTACTGACCCCGATTTCCCTGGCGCTCTCACGGTGTCTTATCTGGATGGCTATTTTGTGTTCATTGAACCCAGCAGCCAGCGGGTTTGGACAACTGAACTGAACGACCCAACATCGGTTGACCCGCTGGATTTCGCCAGCGCCGAGGGCGACCCGGACGGCTTGGTGTCGTCAATCGTCAACCAGTCGCAGGTCTGGCTGTTCGGCACCAACTCGGTCGAGGTCTGGTACAACGCCGCCGCTGGCGCTGGTTTCCCGCTGGAGCGCATCCAAGGCGCGTTTAACGAGATCGGGTGCGCCGCCACATTCTCGGTCGCCAAGCTCGACAACGGCCTGTTTTGGCTTGGCCAAGACGCCCGAGGCACTGGCATGGTCTACCGAGCCAACGGCTACTCTGGTATGCGGATCAGCACCCACGCCGTGGAGTGGCAGATCCAGCAGTACGACACGATCTCGGACGCTGTGGCCTACACTTACCAGCAGGACGGCCACAGCTTCTATGTGCTGAACTTCCCTTCGGCCAACACGACATGGGTCTACGATGTGGCCACCCAAGCATGGCATGAACGTGCAGGCTGGATC